CAAAAACCTGCATCGAATGGGATGCAGGTTTTTTTATGTACTCATGGAGTATGAAAGATAAATATGTCCTTTAATATTTACATACACTTTATCGGGTTATGAACAATATCATTGAAGACAAGTGCTTAAATTGCCGTTATCATTCCTGTTAATAGAAATAAAAAGTAGGAAGAAAAAACAGGAAGGTTCATCTCAATGGCAGATCGCAAGTCACCCATGTTCAACCGTTTCATGTTGGTTCCCCCAGGGCCGAAGGTGCCCGAAGTGATCAACGTGATCGTTGAAATTCCTAAAGGTCGTCGCAGCAAGTTTGAAGTTGATAAGGAATTGGGGCTCATCCGTCTGGATCGTTATCTCTATTCCTCATCTCACTATCCCGGCGACTACGGCTTCATCCCGCAGACGTTGGCAGAAGACGGCGACCCGCTTGATGCATTGGTGATGGTCAACGAGCCGACATTCGCCGGCTGTCTGATTCGCGCAAGACCTCTGGGCTTGTTCAAGATGACCGACAAGGGCGAGAACGATTACAAGATTCTCTGCGTGCCCAACACTGATCCGATCTTTGCTGAGCATCACGACCTCTGGCGTGTCCCGCCGCATTATCTCCGTGAAGTGGAACACTTCTTTAGCACCTACAAAGACCTCGAAGGCGAAGGCTCTGAAGTCGTCGCGCAGGGTTGGGATAACGTCGATAAGGCACACACCGAAATCCAGAAAGCCATCGATCGTTACAACGGCTCGCTGGAAACCAAGGCTGCCAAGCCAACCCGCAAGGTATCGACCCGTCGCAAAGCTGCTGCGGTCAACACCTCCAAAGTGACCCGCAAAGCCACCGCCAAGAAAGCCTCCCGCAAGAAGGCTGCGACCAAGAAATAAGTAGCCTACGGAGCGATGAATCAAATATTCAACGGCAGGTCATCCATGTGGCTTGCCGTTTTTCATTACCAATTTCTCATTGACGGATCGGTGACAATTGGTTTATACTGTCTCGACTATGTGCAACAAGGCTAACAATCTGGTTTTGAACGTCGTCACACTGTCGCTGGTCGTCAGCGCGGTGGCGGTCGTTGTTAGCTGAGCGGTCGACCCGCGCCCTTAAGACACCGGGCAACGCCAAACTCAATCCTGATTCAGGCTTGCCAACAAACACACTCAAATTGTCCAGCACGTAACCATTGACTAAGCTCAGATAACAACCACGACCCAAGCAGGCTCGCGTTATGCATAGAGCCTATCAGCAAGGATCATGACGATGAACCCCAAAGCAACTTCCCAACGTAAAAGTCTCAACGCAAAAGACTTCGAACGTCCCACCCACGGCCCCAAGACCGATGAATTTATCGGCATGACCGGTGCCCAGGCATTCCATGAAATGATGCGCCGTCACGGCGTCGAATGTATCTTCGGTTACCCCGGTGGTGCCATCCTCCCCGTCTTTGATGCCATCTATAACTCACCGCATTTTCAATTCGTCCTGGCGCGCCACGAACAGGGTGCAGGCCACATGGCTGAAGGCTACGCCCGCCGCACCGGTAAACCCGGTATCGTGCTCGTGACCTCAGGCCCCGGTGCCACCAACACCGTCACCCCATTGCAGGACGCCCTGATGGACGGCACACCCTTGATCGTGTTCTCCGGCCAGGTTGCCACCGGCGCCATCGGCTCCGACGCTTTCCAGGAAGCTGACGTCACCGGCATCACCCGGTCCTGCACCAAGTGGAACGTCCTCGTCAAAGACGTGCGTGAAATTCCCCGTCGTATCAACGAAGCCTTCCACATTGCAACGACCGGTCGCCCCGGCCCGGTGCTCATCGACCTGCCCAAGGACATCACCGCATCGTTGATCCGTGAAGCCATCGATACCGAAATCGATCTGCCCGGTTACCACGTCCGCGAACTTGGGACCAGCTCGGAAATCGAACGTGCTGCGGAAATGATTAACAACGCCAGGAAGCCGTTGTTCTACGTCGGTCAAGGCTGTGTGCTTTCCGGCGGTGTGGATGTGATGCGCGAATGTGCTGCCAAGGCCAACATTCCCGTGACCACCACGTTGCTCGGTTTGGGTGCGTACGACGAAACCAAGGAAGACGCGCTGCACATGGTTGGCATGCACGGTAGCGCCTACTCCAACTGGGCCATGGATCAGGCAGACGTGATCGTCTCCATCGGAGCCCGTTTTGATGACCGTGTGACCGGTGATCTCAAGAAGTTTGCTGCATCAGCACGCGAAGCCGAACTGCTTGGCCGTGGTGGTATCATTCACTTTGACATTGCCCCGGAAAACATCAACAAGTCCGTCAACGCCACCATTGGTGTCGAAGGCGATGCGCGCAAGAATCTCGAATTGCTCTTGCCGATGCTCAACGAAGCCAAGCATCCTCAATGGCATGCCCAGATCAAGGAATGGAAGCAGGCTCACCCGTTCCGTTACAAGGATGATGAACGTGAGTTCCACCTCAAGCCCCAGGCTGTGATCGAAGAACTCAACAAGCAAACCCAGGGTGAAGCGATCATCTCCACAGGCGTGGGTCAGCATCAGATGTGGGCAGCTCAGTTCTATGATTACAAGCATCCGTCGCGTTGGATCACCTCCGGTGGTGCGGGCACGATGGGCTATGGTGTGCCGGCTTCGGTTGGCGCCATGCTCGGTGAAATGATCAAAGCCCAAAAGGAAGGTCGCAAGCCCCTGCCCGTGATCAACATCGACGGTGACGGCAGCTTCTCCATGACCGCGATGGAAATGACCACCGCAGCTCAGTACAAGATTCCCGCCAAGACCATCATCCTCAACAACGATTTCCAGGGGATGGTCAAGCAGTGGCAGGACCTCTTCTATGAAGAGCGTTACTCACACACCGAAATGCACAACCCCGATTTCGTGATGCTCGTCGAAGCCATGCACTGCAAGGGCTTCCGCTGCACCAAGAAGGCAGATTTGCCTGCGGTGATGAAAGCATTTCTCGAACACGACGGCCCTGCAGTGCTCGACTGTCTGGTCGAAAAACACGAGCACGTGTACCCGATGATGCCCGCAGGCAAGAGCGTCAAGGACATGGTCCTTGGCAACTTTGACTAAGCACATCGCTTGAAAAAGTAACAACTGCATGTTGACACGACATGCAAAAGGATGAGAGCCGCAGTTCACTTTGAGCTGCGGCTTTTTTTATGTCTGAAATGTTTGATGTGACACGCCGTCAGTATTCATGAGGGCCGCGTTGTGATGTGATGCTGGCCAGCGGCTATGTCTAGTACTACAGTTGCACTTCTTGGTATGGGCAATTCGCAAGGTTTGTTTTTCCGAAGAATTCAACCAGTGATCGTGGTTCGCTTGAGCAGAAAATAACGACTTGTGGCAAAGTGCAACTGTAGTACTAGAACCTATCCCAAAACCTCTTTGAGCAGCAGAAACGTACATCCCAGATGCAGGAATCCCTGGAACAACAGGGGCGACTTCTCCCACCGGATGCAGAGCCGTCGATCGTTTTGCAGCCATGCGATGGTTCGTTCCACCGTCAAGCGACGTTTATATCTTCGCAGCGGCCGACCATCCTGTGTCTTGTTCTCCGGCTTGCGGTTGTCACGATGCGGAACAATCAACTCTATGCCTTCTTCAGCCAATGCCATCCCCGCCACCTTTGGCTTTACTGAACGTGCCATCGATGAAACATTCGTAGCGTTTGGAATAGGTTCTAATCAAATGACGGGTTGTAGATTTTTTCGATGCAACCAACGGGACAACAGGCCATATCGCGGGGCCAGCAACCATGCGATACCAAAGAGTAAGCCTGCCGCACCAGCCATCATGCCTGATGTCGTGGTTGACTCAAAACCGAAAAGGCGTGGCACTGTCAATGCGCCCAGGTGTCCAAGGGCTGAAGACAAAATAGCCGTGATCGCGCTGATGATCAGCATCACCGACAAGCGATCCGTTAACAGATACGCTGTGGCTGCCGGGACGATGAGCATGGCAATGACGATGATGCTGCCGACGGCTTCAAATGAGGCAACTGTGGTGACTGCGACCATGGCCATAAGCAGGTAGTGCATCAACGTTGCATTGATCCCCATGGTGGTTGCCAACGCTGGATCAAACGCGCTGATGCGCAGTTCTTTGAATAACGCGATGATGATGGCTGTGTTGATCAACAGCACGGTTGCCAACACAACGGCTGCACGTGGGATGGCAAGTCCACCAATCGTCATTGCCGTTTCCAGCGGTGTCAATTCAATCGCGCCGTAAAGCACACAGCCCGGATCAAGGTCCACGTGATCCGCTGCCTGCACGATCAACAACAATCCCAGTGCAAAGAGCGTGGTGAACACGATGCCCATCGACGCGCCGCGATCCACTTTGCCGAAGCTGCTGACCCATTGCGTGAACACCGCTGTCAGCACACCGACGATGGCAGCACCGATGAACATACCCAAGCTCGCGCGACTGCCGGTGATTAAAAAGGCAATCGCCAAGCCGGGCAATACCGCGTGACTGATTGCATCACCCATCATGCTCATTTTCCTGAGCACCAGAAAACAGCCGGGTAGCGCACAGGCCATTGCGCACAATGCGCCGATGACCACAATCCAGGTATCCAAAGGTAACCAAACCATTTTAATCAAGCTCCCGTGATAATCGTGTGCGGACTGGGTGGCACCAACAAAGCATGCCCGCGCTTAACCAGTTCTTCTTCGAGCTTGCGAACCATCTCGGCACCAAGTACATGTTCCACCGCGTCGGCATCACGATCCACGTGTGCCGCTGCGACATCCGCGTGTTTGATCAAGTACATTTCCCAAAGCCGGTGGTTGCGCGTGATGCGCATCGCCTCACCAAAGCCCGGTTCAGATAAGCGAAGTAACTTGCCGTTGTAATACTCAATGTGATCTTCACGTCTGGCAACGCGGATTAGTTTTTCCAATTGCTTGCGTGTCCAGGATCGACGATGCTGCAATTCATCCATGCCGATGGCGACATTGGCGACGTCGGTCATTTCCGGATGCATGCGCGATTCGATGAGTTCATACACTGCACGCAGCAGGTGTTGTCGGCCGACCTTGCGATTGAGTCGACGACGTGCAAGCATTCGCAATAGCACGCCACGTGAGGAACCAAAAATCATACTCACCAAAAAAATTTCCGCAGCAACGACAACGATCACCGCACCAGCAGGCAGTCTTGGCAGCAGTGCACTGATGGACGATCCCAACCAACCACTGATCGCACCGATGATGCCTGAAAGCAGCAACATGCGTTTGAGGTTTTCCGTCCAGAATCGCGCAGCAGCGGCAGGCGTGATCAAAAACGCGATGATCAAAATCAAGCCCACCGCTTGCAAGCCGACAACGGTCACTGTGGTCACCAAACTCAGCATCGCAATGTCGAGCCAATTCACCGGCCAACCTTGGGTACTTGCATACCCTTCATCAAAACAGACCAACGTGAATTCCTTAAACAGCAGCAAACTCATGATGGTCACCGTGGCGGCCACGGCACTGATCAAGATAAAATCCTGCATCACCATCGACGCCGTTTTGCCATAAATAAAATACTCAAGACCGGCGGCACTGGCGTCGGGCATGGCTTGCACCATCCCCAGCACCGCCACGCCGAGGCCAAACATAACGGATAACACCAGCCCCATTGCCGCGTCATCCTTAATCCGTGTGGTGTTGCGAATCAGCAGCACCAGCACGACCCCACCGACACCGGTGAGAGTTGCACCAAGCAAAAGACCCGGCAGGTATTTGCCATCACCACCGAGCGCGACCATGATCATGAACATCAAGCCAATCCCCGGCAGGCATGCATGTGAAAGTGCATCGCCCATCAGTGACCGCTTACGCAAAAGCAGGAACGTGCCAATGAGTCCAGAAGCGGTACCGAGAATCGTGGTGCTCAACACGACCAATCGCGTGTTGTAGTTTTGCAGTGTTGCCACGCGCATAACCTCGGACGCCGATGGCCAGTCGACGCCAGGATTGGATAGCGATTCAAGTTCACGGTTGGCGGATGCCGGTTGATCGTGATTATGAAACGGTGAAGCCAAGGCGACCGAAGCAAAGGTTGCGATGAGCAATAACACATAAACAGTCAGGCAGCGTCGCATCATCCCAAGTTCCTTTCGGGGAAACTTCCGGGGGTGCCTGCCTGACGTAACGCATGCCCTGCTTCTTCCAATAATGCCAAGCGTCCGCCGTAGGTGTCCTTGAGATTTTCCTTGGTGAAAATTTCTTCGGTCGGCCCGGCTTTGACGACGCGCATGTTCAATAGCACCACCCAATCGAAATACTGTGCGACCGTCGCCAAATCGTGATGCACGACCAGGCAGGTTTTTCCCTGGTCTTTGAGTTCGTGCAGCAGGGTGACAATCGCGCGCTCCGTCGCTGCATCCACTGCTGCAAAGGGTTCATCCATGAAATACAGCTGGGCATCCTGAACCAATGCACGTGCCAGGAAGACACGCTGTTGCTGCCCGCCGGAGAGCTGGCTGATTTGACGGTTTGCCAAGTGTGCCACACCCAGACGGTCCAGTGCATGACGGGCCAACTCCTTTTGCGCTTTGGACACCGGGCGAAGCCAACCGAGTTTGCGGTAGGTGCCCATGGCGACGACATCCAGCGCGCTGACGGGAAAGTCCCAGTCGACACTTTCACGCTGCGGGACATAACCGACCAGTGACCGCTGCTTGCGATAAGGCTCTCCGTAAATCATCACGCGCCCCGATGCCTTGGGGATCAGTTCCAGGCAGGCTTTGATGAGCGTGCTTTTGCCAGCTCCGTTGGGGCCGACGATGCCCACGAGTTTGCCTTCGGGGATATCCAGATCAACATCCCAGAGCACCGGCTTGCGATGGTAGGCGACGGTCAAATCATCGATGGCCAATGGAACAGATGGCGGGTGGGTTGGCGCATTCATGTCGGTTTGAACTTTCTGTTTGTCTTTGTGTTTTGGCGTTGCAACCATCGATATCACCTTCGGGTTAATGTTCGACATTGAGCTTGCCTTGCATGCCAAGTTGAGGCGCTTTGCCACCAAGTGCACGGGCGATGATGGTGACGTTGTGATCGATCATGCCGATGTAGGTGCCTTCGTAGGTTCCGGTTTGTCCCATCGCATCGGAGAACAGCTCGCCGCCGATTTTGACATTGTGGCCACGCGACTTGGCACCTTCGACCAACGCGCGGACGTTCTTGTCTGCGACAGAGGTTTCCACGAACACGGCAGGGATTTTGTTGTCCACAAGGTAGCTCACCAGTTTTTCAATGTCCTGCAAACCCGCTTCGGATTCGGTACTCAATCCTTGAATGCCCCGGACGTTTAAGCCGTATGCGCGACCCATATAGTTAAACGCGTCATGGGCGGTGACCAGCACACGTTGATGCTCGGGAATCGAGCCGATCACCTGTTTGGCATAGGTGTCGAGTTTGTGTAATTGTTCCAGATAGGTTTGGGCATTGGCTTGATAGAAGTCCTTGTTTTGAGGGTCAAACTCGCTCAACGATTTGGCGACGACTTCCACGGCACGAATCCAACCCGAGACATCCATCCAGACGTGCGGGTCATAATGTTGAGCTTCGTCGGTCATGACGTAATCACCTTGATCCAGAATCGCTTCGGTGACGGCATAGACCGGTTTGCCGGTGCGTGCCACGCGAATGAGCACATCGCCCATCTTGCCTTCAAGCATCAGGCCGCTGTAAAAGACGACATCACCCTGGCTGAGTTTGACCACATCACCGCGCGTGGGTTTGTAGAGATGCGGATCGATCCCTTCACCGATGATGCCCTGGACGGTTGCCTTGTCACCCGCCACATTGCGAACGATGTCGGTGATCATGCCAACGGTGGTGGTGACGTTGTAGGGATATTGCATCTTGTTTTGAGCAGCACTGTCGCTGTCGTGGTTGTGTGCATCAGATTGATTGTCACAGCCAACAGCAAAGAGCAGTGAGAATGCACAAAGGACAGAGAATATAAAAGCGTTGAGTTTAGACACGGAAATTTCCTTTCGGGATTGATGTCGAATCATGAGGTTGATAAAAACAGTTTCAGAAAGTGATACCCGCACGAAGTCCGCCGACCAGGGCATCGTCGATGCTCGGATCACCGGATGGGTTGATGATGTATTGCAGTTCGGGTTGGATGTAGATCGCAGGGGTGATTTGGAACTTGTAATACAGATCCAGCGCCCATTCGTCTTTGTCAAAACCCGCGCTACTGTCGTCGGAGAGATCGGCATAACTCACATACAAACCCATCGCGTCATCCGGTCGACTATTGATCAGACCGCGACCGACGATGCCTGCTGCAATGTGTTGAGCGATCTCTGCGACGTGTTCGTCTGCGTAGCCATATTGGGTAAAGACATAGACGCCGCGTTCACTGTCCGGTTCATCGAGCGTGTTTAAGCGTTGCTCAAAACTGAGCGTGAAGCCATCAGTACCGTCATCCGTGTTGCCATCGAATCGATCGAACGTGCCGGTGTGTTGCCAATAGCCGATTGCGAATCGACCTGCTGGCAGACTTCCGAGTTGGTTCCATGCAAGTGATGCTTCGATGGCATGAAAGTAGTCATCCGATTTGTTGTCGGAGAAAAAGGTTGCCGGACCTCGACTGCCGGTGGGGATGCCATCGACACCAGGAGCACCGTCGTAAAGTCCGTAACCAAGTGTGAGCGACCAATCCTCCTCATTGAGCAAGGTGGCAAAGATGTTGACACTCATCGCCGGATCGGGATAACTGGGGAAGGCTTGTACAGAAGGAGAGAAGCCTGCGGAGGAGTTAGCAAAATCACCAGCCGCATCGACGTAGAAAAACTCGGCGTTGGCATCGACTTTGCCAACCTTGATTCGCAAACGGTCGTCCAGCAGCAACTGTTCGTACCACAGTTCATAAATCACATCCAGTGATCGGTCGTTCTCGATGTTGGAGTAACCTTGAAGATCGCCCGCATCACCCGATCCACCACGTTCAGCATTGACGTGCAGGTATTGGATAAAGAACGTACCGCCTTGAATGTTGGCCATGGCATTCATGTCCAGTGCGATATCAAAAGTCAGTAGATTGCGAAACGATGGCTTTTCTTCGACACCGCCAGAGAGAACCGCAGAATACTCAGCGACATATTCGCTGTTGATGGCAATCCCCGCATTTTCGAGTTGCTGCCGGGGACCGCCCCAATTGCCGTTGATATGATCCTGCTCCAGCCAAGTCTGTTTTGTGGGTTGATTGATATCCGTGCTTTGGGCAAAGACAGCTTTGGTCATGCCCATGATCCCGAACGTTAAAACGTGAGTGATCAAACTGATTGTGATGGTTCTGGCTCTAGCCGCCATGTTTTTGCATGTCCTTAATTTAAATTTTGATTAATCAAAATTCAAGTTTTGACAAACGATAGTTTAGGCAGATGGCCATGTCAACCTGTAAATGAGACTGGTTGTCAAATAGGTAATATTGCGTATTGGAGATACAGTGGATGATTGTGGGAATTGGCCCACAGGTATCCGGCTGCTAAAGCGGTATCCATGGCCACCCAACCCCCCCCCCGAACGCCACACGGCCCAACGTCGTGGCCAAGGGGCCGAACCAGACAGAATCCGGCACCGTTGTTTGTGCGCAATATAAATATCGCACAAATGTCACTTGCAACCAACAGCACCCCGTTTCCAATGTGAATGTCGACGGTTCGAGTCCGTTCACCCGCTCTTTGACAACGGCTGACAGCAACTGTCAACCGTTGTTTATTTTGCGCATGGAGAGAGTCAGGGTGATTCTGGGTTTGAACTTGAGCGTGGTTCATTTGTCAGCAATTGACAGCAAACGCCTATCCCGGACTGACGTTTGGCACCATTGATGTCAAAATAAAACCCATCTGCGCCAAACTAAAGATTCCGTTGGCTCATTTTACTTATCCTGGCGCTTCTTGGAATTTTACTGACAATCTTGTTTTGGCCAAGAGACAATCAACTGTTGGGCTAAGAACTCGATCTTATCCCGCATGGCCAGCTTATCGAGCCATGATTGAGGAATGCCCGACAGCCCATACCAAGCTCCGGCAATCTGGCCACAGATGGCTGCGGTGGTGTCGGCGTCATCTCCCAGGTTGGTAGCCGCCAAGATGGCGTCCTTGTAATTGTCAGTTGTATGAAACGCCCACAAGGCGGCTTCCAAAGCATCAACAACATAACCTGTTCCACGAATGGCTGAAGGTTGCTTGGTTTTGAACGAGCCCTTTGCTATAGCCATGACTTTTGGGGCAAGCGGTTCAATATCCCACATATTAGCCCCCACCCCAGGCGCGTACAGGCTTTGCAACACATCATCCTTACTGGCACCGGAGATCAGTCCTGCCAGCAGGCCCGCAAAGTATCGACAGGCGTCCACACACTCCCTAGCACCATGCGTAGTCCGGGAGGATTCCCCTGCCAACACAATCGCACTGAGCGGTTCACGGGCGTAACGGATGGCAACTGGGCTGAGCCGCATCAATGAACCATTGCTAGCTTTGCTGGGCGATGTCGAACCGCAATACGCAGCATGTGTTTGCAGATGCTTGGTCAACGCACCACTGACGGTGATTCCGATGTCGAAACATTTGCCGGTAGCACTGAAATAGCCTTCTTGCCACCATTTGCAGTACTTGGCAATCTGGTCACGGGGATCAAACCCATCGCAATCAATCAGACTCTGAGCCAAACACAAGGCCATCGAGGTGTCATCCGTCCACTGACCTGCCTTAAGGCCAAAGGGTCCACCACCCACCATATCTGTTACAGGCGGGAAGCTGTCGGGCGCTTTGAACTCAACCGTCGTCCCAACCGCATCGCCAACAGCCAACCCTACCAATGCTCCCATTGCCCGGTCGACTTCTGACGACAACGGGGATGTGGCTTCGCACGATTTACCACCAGCAGGCATCTTGGATTTGGCCCACTGGCGAACAAAATTACGCTGGGTTTCGTTCTCAGGCGCGCTGTTGGTAAATCCTCGCCCTTGACGATCAAGGGCCATCTTGTCGAAGGCTTGCTGAGCGGTGCATCCTTGATTCACCAACCAACATCCTGCTACAGTCCCGGTGCGTCCATTGCCGCCCCAACAGTGAATGTAGACGCGTTTCTCATGCTCCGCAGCACTCATGATACGAGCCAATATTTCCTTCATGACCTCATGGGTTGGGATCGACTGGTCTTTCACTGGAAAACGAACAACTTCCACAACCACGTTTCGATCTTTCGCCATTTGCATGGCCAGATCAGTGTAATCGGCAAACTTCTTTCCACCACGTCCTGTTTCATCAGGTTCTTGCAAATTTATGATCAGCCTGATTCCCAAGTCCAAGAGACCACCAATCATCTTTGCCTGCTCTTTGGGATCAAGCGTGCCGGGATAGCAACCGCCCATCACTCGCCCCTGTGTGATCCACCATGTCTTGTCATACGGATAAGGATTTCCATAATCTTTCATAGTCTTTTTCTCAACTTGATGTGCGCTGACCTGCTGCCAAGCATGAACCGCAGCATCCAGAATCGCCAGATCACGTTCTCGTTTTGTGGGGTTGGCAGTCTTGGCAATCAGTCCCTGAGCCTGCTCAATACCCGCCCACATGACCGCCTGTGTTTCAGAATCAAACTCCCCGGTTTCCACAATGGGCTTCATGAGCCAGTATTGCGCCACCGTCGCAGTGCCTGCAAAGTTGCCGGGAACGGGGCAAACGATTTCAGCATCTACCCCCATTTCTTCTTTGACTTCACGCAATGCGGCCTGTTCGGGCTCTTCGCCTGCATCCGGTCTACCTTTGGCAAAAGTCCAACCAGAACTGGCATGAGTGCCAGCGGTTTTCCTGAGCAATACTCGACCATCCGAACCGATCAACACACCGCCGCATGATTTTTTCATAGCGCCCCCATCTGACAGACTAAAGTGAATACTGACCTACCATGATACATGCTACAGCAATAAACGAATAGCCCAGCACAGACTTGCTGCAATGTTAAACCTGTGCCATGTCAGACATTGCAAAAACTGGCAGAATACCGACAATATCACCAGTTTCCATCATCAACCCGCAAGTGCTGATGATGGATTGATGCTGCCCCAGAAGAACACATCATGACCAAGGACGATATGGTGGAGTTACTGACGATCTACGAAGCCGGTATTAACAGTTCATTACCAAGTGACGTGTTATTCTACGATTCAACCAATCGTTTTATGGCTTACTTGACAGGGAGCAGCCTGTGAATCCTGTAGAAATTGCAGATGCAGTAGCCGAACTGGTTGAAGAACCGTTTGATCCAGTAGAATTCCCCTTCAAGTTGCTTGCTGCCTTTGGCAGCAACGCCACAACAATTAAACGATTAAAAAGTGGTGACAGAAATAAAAGTGATCTTAAAGGTGGTGTCCTGTTATTTAAACACATTCACCTGAAAGTATGCCCTCAGGGTAGTGTTAGTAATACACTTAAAACTTTGTATGAGAGTCCAGCAACCTCTGCTCATAAAGTCAAATTTATCCTTGCTACTGATGGACTAACTGTCGAAGCTGAAAGCCTCGAAGATGGCGAATCACTCGCCTGTGAATATTCTGAATTGGCAAACCATTTTGGCTTTTTCCTTGCACTTGCAGGCATCACAACAGTCAAACAAATTCGTGAAAACGCCTTCGACATCAAAGCAACAAGTCGACTAAACAAGCTGTATGTGGAATTGCTTAATCACAATCCCGACTGGTGCACCAACGAAAGTCGAGAAGACCTCAATCACTTTTTCGCAAGATTGATTTTCTGTTTTTTTGCTGAAGATACGGGTATTTTTCATGGTGAATACTTATTCACAAAAACTATAGAACAAATGAGTGAAAGCAACGGTTCTAACACTCATGATGTACTTGCTGAAATATTTCGGGCGATGGACACGCCAGTTACTGATCGAAAAAATGGCGACTTCCATCCTTGGGCTAATACATTTCCTTATGTCAATGGTGGTTTATTCACTGGTTGTATTACTGTCGCGGATATCCCTACCTTCACAAAAATTGCCCGAGCATACCTTATCCAAATCGGTTCTTTGGACTGGACAAAGATCAATCCAGATATTTTTGGATCAATGATTCAAGCTGTCGCTGACGATGAAGAACGTGGCGCACTGGGCATGCACTACACCTCTGTTCCAAACATTCTTAAAGTCCTTAATCCACTTTTTCTTAACGAGTTGCACGATAAGCTTGAAGAGTCTGGCGGCAATCCCCGCAAATTGCTCAACCTTCGTAAACGTCTTGCTAGAATCCGCGTTTTCGACCCAGCCTGTGGTTCTGGCAATTTTCTGGTGATTGCTTATAAAGAAATACGTAAAATCGAAGCTGAGATTAATCATCGCCGCAATGAAGACGACCGCCGTACTGACATTCGGTTGACCAATTACCGAGGAATTGAGCTTCGACACTTTGCATGCGAAATAGCGAGACTCGCGCTTGTTATTGCTGAATTTCAGTGCGACACTCTATATCGAGGTGAAACCCTTGCCAGAGCTGAATTCTTGCCATTGGACCAACAAAACTGGATTACACATGGCAATGCACTACGTTTAGATTGGCGAACAATATGCCCACCAACAGGCACGTCTGTCAACATCCTCGCCGACGATCTGTTTAGCACCCCACAGAATCTATCGGAAATTGACTTCGAAAACGAAGGAGGAGAGACGTATGTATGTGGAAACCCTCCATATTTAGGAAGTCAGGACCAATCCAAACAGCAAAAAAAAGATTTAGAAACAGCTTGGGAAGGAGCAATTCGCTCAACCAAATCCGCAGATTATGTTTCGGGCTGGTTTTACAAAGCAAAATTGTATATTTCCAGTTGTAATGGGATATTTGCTTTTGTAACTACTAACAGTATAAACCAAGGAAGGCAAGTTGCTTTAATATGGCCGGCAATACTTGGAAAGGAAATGGAAATCCGCTTTGCAGAACCATCTTTTAAATGGAGCAATCTAGCCTCAAACAAAGCAGCTGTAATTGTTTCAATTATTGGAATCGGCCTTAGATCAAACAAACCCAAGCTTTTGTTTGATAGCGGCCATGTCCGCACCACTAATTACATTGGCGCTTACTTAGTACCCGGTCAAGATGTTATCGTTAAAAGCTCCAGACGCCAACTTTCTCATTTAACACCCATGACAAATGGTTCTATGCCAAACGACGATGGAAATTTGCTATTAAGCACCACTGAGTATCGTGAGTTTATTAATCGCAAGCCATTGGCTAAAAAATATTGCAAGCGCTTTCTTGGATCACACGACAGCATTCATGGCGACATGAGATATTGTATCTGGATAAATGACACTGATATAAATTCGTCTCAAGCAATTTCGGATATTAAACAACGCATCTATAAAGTAAAAAAACACAGATTGAAAAGTGATCGCCCCGAAACAAATGACTTGGCCAATATCTCTCATGCATTTGGCGAACGTCGTCACCAAAACAGCAAATCACTCCTAATTCCTCGCCATAGTTCCGAATTACGACCATACTTGCCATCGGTACTCACTGACGGCGAAACAGTAATCGGTGATAGCGCAATAGCGCTGTACAATTTTACTTTAATTGATTTTTCAGTGTACTCATCTCGTCTACATTTGATTTGGATTGCTGCTGTTTGCGGCAAGATCAAGTCAGACTACCGATATTCGAACACTCTTGGCTGGAATACATTCCCCATTTCTTCGCTAACAGAACATAACAAAAAAGACCTTATACGATGTGCGGAGGATATATTACTTGCACGTGAACAGCATTGGCCTGCAACCATTGCAGACCTTTACGATCCTGAGAATATGCCAGATGACCTTCGAGCAGCTCATGAACGAAATGATGAAATACTCGAACGCATTTACATTGGCCGTCAGTTTAAGAATGACACTGAGCGTCTAGAGAAACTCTTTGAAATGTACACAAAGATGACATCCAAGGAATCGAGCAAATGACTAATACCGGGGCAGACATCTGGACAGACAATACATCCGTATTGTTCACCTCATTTTGGGGCTGGTCTCCTGAAACATGGGGAACGGTCGGCTGGACCGGAGGACGAGGTTTAACGCGCCGCAATAATCTTTTACGCAATCTGTCTAATCCATTCATCACCGTTGTTTATGTAACCAGCAACAAGACATGGACCGATCCTAAGCTAAAAGGAAAAATAGCTGGGTTTTATCTTGTAAGTCACGAAACTGGTCACCGAGACGAATTTACCCATCCATATCATCATGATCGGTCGCCCGAAAAGTGGCAGCATTCACTCCGAGCCCTACGAGCATTCAGCTATCTTCCCGAGCACCGTATAAGTGTCATTGATTTCGATCCTTTAATTCTTGATCGTGCTCGCACGGTTGCTGCTATGGCAGAAATTCTGACTGATCCTTTACAAATTAAAATTTTAAGAGAAACACCTTGGGTTGAAGTTGAACTTTACACACCGCCATCACACCAGTTGCATGATGAAGACACACCAGTTGAACGAGGATATGTCCGAGCGGGACCAGCGAGTAAAGAGGGCTATATTGTCTCTCATGGAGTACAACAGTTAAAACGTCAACTTTACATATTGAAGCTTCATGGCAATACAGATTATTACATGGGCCAGCCTGCTCATGGACACATGATTTATAAGATCGGACTTTCTGCCAGCCCTGATATGAGGCGACAAACAATACAAAAGTCAATGCCTCGTGGCTCATTCAATTGGCATCTATACCAAACGAATGCCAATGCAGTCTTTGACTTTGATGCAGCCAAAGCCGGAGAGTATGCCATGAAAGAATATCTCGATAAGTGCGCTGAATGGCTTGGCGGTGAATTTTATCTTGCCAGCAAAACAGATATTGATAAAGCATGGCAAATCGGACTCACGACCGCTCAAACATTTGGATGAAAGAAATAACCAATGAATATCAAATCGGTTCCTTCTGTTTCTGTCTCCTATGAGGCCAACGGATCAACAACTCAATCCAATGCAATGGGCATGCGGCCAATGCAGGAGCGTGTGTACCAAAAGCGCGGTGAACAATACCTGCTCGTTAAATCCCCTCCTGCCTCAGGTAAGAGTCGGGCTCTCATGTTTGTGGCATTGGACAAACTCCACAATCAGGGGATCAAACAAGCCATCATCGTTGTACCCGAAAAAACAATCGGTGCCAGCTTCGCAGATGAGCCACTGTCAAAATTTGGCTTTGCTTACGATTGGGTCATTGAGCCCAAATGGAATCTCTGCAATGCACCTGTAACCGATAGTGGCAAGGTTGAAGCGGTCAAAAAATTCCTGGATAGTGATGACCTAATTCTGGTCTGTACACATGCTACATTTCGCTTTGCTGTCGACAAGCTCGGTATTGAAGCATTCGATGACCGGCTAATTGCCGTGGATGAATTCCATCACGTATCTTCCAATCCTGACAATAAGCTCGGGGATCACGTTCGACAGTTTATCGAACGCAATAAAGTCCACATGGTTGCAATGACCGGATCATATTTTCGAGGTGATGCTGAAGCGGTGCTGCATCCCGAAGATGAATCAAAATTTGAGACGGTCACATACACGTATTATGAACAGCTCAGTGGGTACACATACCTCAAACAATTGGACATCGGTTATTACTTCTATAGTGGCAGCTATGTCGACGAAATTTTAAGCGTCTTAAATCCTAATGAAAAAACGATCATTCATATCCCCAATGTCAATTCAAAGGAAAGCACGAAAGATAAACATAAGGAAGTCGACCACATCATTGAGATGCTTGGTGAATGGGAGGGACCTGATCCCCAAACCGGCTTTCAACGTGTTAAAACATCAGATGGCAAAACATTACTGATTGCCGATCTTGTGGATGATGAACCAACCAAGCGTGATAAGGTTTCAGCAGCACTTAAAGACCCCAGCCAAAAAAATAATCGTGACCATGTCGATATCATCATTGCTCTGGGTATGGCCAAAGAAGGCTTTGACTGGATTTGGTGCGAACATGCCCTGACCATCGGTTACCGATCCAGCCTCACAGAAATCATCCAGATCATCGGTCGCGCAACACGTGATGCGCCTGAGAAAATTCGAGCACGTTTCACAAACCTGATCGCAGAACCCGATGCTTCTGAGCAGGCTGTTACAGAAGCGATCAATGACACGTTAAAAGCAATCGCGGCCAGTTTGTTGATGGAGCAGGTACTTGCACCACGCTTTGAATTTCGCCCCAAGAATCCAACCAGCGGCCCCCAAGATGGCTTTGATTATGGCGAGTCCGGCTATGATCCGGATATATGCAATGTCGGCATCAATCCAGAAACCGGCATCTGTCAGGTCGAGATCAATGGCTTGGCTATGCCAAAAAGTCACGAAGCCAAACAGATATGCCAAGAAGACCTCAATGAAGTGATCACCAGTTTTGTTCAGGACAAAACAACCATTGAACACGGTATGTTTAACGAAGACCTCATCGCTCAGGAATTGACCCAGGTCAAAATGGGCAAGATTATCAAAGAGAAATATCCCGACCTTGACGAAGAAGACCAGGAAGCTGTCCGTCAGCATGCCATTGCTGCTCTCAACCTAATACAACAAGGGAAAAAGGCAATCTTAAACGGTGATGACTCCAAGCCCAGTCTGAATACTGCCCTAATTGATGGTGTGAGGAAATTCGCAATGGATGTACGCGATTTGGATATCGATCTTATTGACAGCATCAATCCATTCAGCGAGGCGTATGCCATACTAGCCAAAGCCATGAGTGCTGAAAGTCTGAAGCAGGTGCATGCGATTATTACATCAAAGAAAATCCAACTTACGCCCGATGAAGCAAGAGCACTTGCAAAACGCGCCTTAAAGTTCAAAATTGAACGTGGACGTCTGCCTTCCATCACAGCCCAAGACCCGTGGGAAAAGAGAATGGCTGAAGGTGTAGCCTATCTCCAACAGATGAAAGCGGAGGAAGCAAATGGCTAAGAAATCAAAGTTCACCAAAGAGGATGATGATTTACTGAATGAATTAGGCGTGGAGACGAAAGTTGCCAAAGCTGTCACTCACACCCCCAGAGAAGAACGCATCATTGCAGGATTTGAAGAAATTCAACGCTTTGTCGATGAGCATGGTCATCTCCCCCAACATGGTGAAGATCGAGACATTTTCGAACGCCTTTACGCTGTTCGTCTTGACCGGATTATGGCCTCATCCGAATGTCTTGAATTATTAAAAAACTATGACAATAACAACCTATTGACTCAACAGAATCATGTAGCTTCCAACCTCAACACCGAACCTGATACAGATGAAGAACTGTTGGAAATGCTGGGCGTAGATGCTAACGGTACCAATGATGTCACCCAATTGAAGCATGTTCGCTCCAGAGCTGAAATCAAAGCTGCTGAAGAAATTGCTCAACGCGAAACATGTGAAAATTTTGACGAGCAATTTCGCCCAACTTTTGAACTAGTACAACAAGAGATCAATGATGGATTTCGCAAAACAACGAAGTACCAAGATAACGCCTCAATGGCAGAGGGGGACTTTTTCATCTTAGATGGCCAAAAAGTGCTAATTGAAAGTATGGGCAATGAATTCAAGCCAGAGCACGGCCGTAAGGACCGAAGGCTTCGTGTCATTTATGACAATGGAACGGAATCAAACATCTTGTTGCGTTCCTTGCAAAGGGCTTTAAATAAGGATGATAATAGCCGACGCATTCTTCCTTCCGACACGGATAAACCTGCGTTATTTTCGAATACTGATGAAGATGACGATCAGAAAACCGGGCATATTTATGTCTTGCAGAGTCTTTCCGACCACCCATTTATCGCTAAGCATCGCAATCTGATTCATAAAATCGGATTCACTAGTGGGGATGTTAACAAGCGAATAAGCAGTGCTGAAAAAGACCCGACTTATCTACGCTCTAAAGTTAAGCTGGAAATTTCATATAAACTGGCCAATCTCAATGGGAAGAAGCTAGAGAAGCTATTGCATCATTTCTTTGCCGATGTCCGAATGGACTTTCAGCTTCAAAACCAATTTGGAGATCATGTCAAACCTGAAGAATGGTTTTGTGTTCCGTCAGCTGTCATTATGCAAGCAATTGAACTTCTAACCGACAACAACTTAGACAACTGTAAGTATGACGCCGAAAAAGCACAGATAATTAACACAAAAACCGGGGAAGCTATCTGAAAAATCTCATCCACGGTTATTCCATACCAATGATTTATCCCAAAGGATTCAGCGCGTGCGTTGTTGCAATCCAGAACATACATAATTGTAAACGGAGACGGTCATAGAGCGTTTTGCATATCGTCTGTTTTTTTCTTCGGATATGCATCGGGTCTCATGCTCTTGAAAGCCTGACGTGTGGCGTTTGCGTAGGCCAGGTAGGCTACGCCGTGACTGATGACTGCAATGATAAGCGCCTCAAGCTGCTCCGCCATGATGTAGACAAAAGAGCACAGTGCCAGGCCACAGGCCATCATGATGATGCCTGCGACAATGCATGGGCTGATGTAGCTGGGCGGGTCGTACATGATGCAGGTTTTCTTGAGGTAACTCAGGGAGTAATACGTTCCCGCGATCCAGCCAACGGCAATGAAGAATTGTTGCGTGATGACCGGCAGTAACCAATCTTCCGGTGCAGTCTGGATCACTGCGGATACGGCAATCGTCCCGAATACTCCTGCAAGCAATGGCATAACTAATCCAGCGGTGAGAACGTGAGTCGATGCGACCCAGAATTGGGATCGGACTTTTCGGTTGTTTGATTTGGCCATTTTGAATGCTCCATTCTGCCGTGCGTGATGATGTGTAGTGGTTAATACCGTTTGGTTTTCTTTGTCAGAACCCCTCTGATTCCAGCAATTACAATCAGAATCAAGGCGATGTTTCTGAGAATTATCATTGATTGACCTGCTCGCTTGAACGTCCTGAGTTCTCCTTCCACCATTGCGTCCAGGCCACCTGCATACATGGTTCCCTTGCATGTGCCGAATCGAATGCCCGGTTTATCAAAGCCATCTACGCTAACCGTGGTCCCTTCAATTTTGCCCGTTTGGGAGTATCGCCAATCGTCATCAGGATTCGTTTTGCTCTGCAATGAGAAGCTGTGGTCGCTTCCAATTTTGAGTCGCCATGCCTGACCAACCTTGTGGCCATTGGCATCCGTATCGCTGAAGTCGGATGTCCATGTCCCGATGTAGCTTTCAGGATCACCAGCATCTGAACAGGCTGTCACGTTTATGGCGAGCAAGATCAGGATGAGCAGTTTCACCAATTGGCGTGGCCTGACAACATGCGCTGTAAGAGGTGGGTTACATCTTGCTCCGTTGCTTGCGATATGACATGGTTGCATGTGTCCTCCTGAGTTAAAGTCGATCTTGCCTGCTGGCCATGTATGAAATCACGCCCACGATGAGGAGGCCCAGCACGGTCCAGCCGCCCATGCCCGTTTTCATGAAACTCGATGCTACGAGCAGGCCAATGAATCCCAGCGCGCCGATCCCGCACCCCGCCAATTGCTGACTATTGGTTTCCCGAAGCGGTTGGCCGCATCGAGGGCAGGTGTGTGCTTGCGGGGATACAAGGTTGCCACAGGTGGGGCATCGTTGGTACATCAGTGATCTCCGGATTTAGCAGGGGAGTCTGCATCACGACGTTGTAATGGCACACTCTCCTGACAGTTCCCACCTCGGAGCCATATCCTCATCACTGGCAAGAACATTGGATATGCCTGACATTTGAAGATTTCAAGCTCCAAGTTGAGCATTTGCCACATCTTAGCTTGACCACATTTTGTTATCAAGAGCATTTTCTGCGCTGATGTCAATGTGGAAAAGTCGCTTTACACACATGGTCAAAAACAGATCGCACAGACGATCCGGTCGTTCCGTGAAGCAGCAGGAATGACCCAGCGCGATCTGGCTGCCAAGATCGGTCGGCCACAGAATGTGATCGTTCGGATTGAGCAGGCCCAGCGGAGGGTGGACCTTTTGGAATGGCTGGCACTTTGCCATGCGTGTGAGGTTGATCCGGTGCAGCAGGGCTATGAACTGCTCAAAAAATTGGATATGTCTAATAGCCATTCTTAAACTTTAGAACTGTCACAATTTAATTGATTGACAATATCAAGACATTCCTGTTGACCTTCTGCTTCAAAAATTGAAGCGACTCCAGAAAATTCCTTGGGGTCAGCCCCAGTAATGCTGTTGTCACTTGTTCCTTTGACCGTCAGTGTAATAATGATGGGCTTTTTATTTCCGCTTCCACGTCGGAGAACGCGACCGATGCGTTGAATACGTTGTCGTTTCGATTGTGTTGAAGAAACTAGGATGGCTGCATCCACATCGGGTAAATCAATACCTTCATCTAAACAGCGACATGCCAACAAAGCTCCTGGCCCTGATGCTTGAAATTTCGACAAGACTTCAGAACGTTGCAAGCGAGACATCTGGCTGTGGTACACCCATGAAGAAAACAAATCGTTTGAACGCAGATTCTTGTGAAAGGAGTCAGCTAATCGTCTATCAAATGATCGCTCGATTTCGACCGCACTGTTAATACGTTCAAAAAAAACCATGACTTTTTTTTGGTGTTTCTTAACCAGCAGCGAAGTGAGTTTCTGGCCTAGGTCCAGTTTACGCTGCGCTTGATATGAAATTGCTGCTCGACGAAAAGCCAAAATAAAGAGTTGTTCGATCAGTGGTTCATTGCCACTTCCCATTGGCCCCATCAAATTCTTAAGGTTCTCCCAGAACATTTCGCCACTGGCCAAATCATCGCCATATCTATCCAGCACAAGCTTTAATTTCTCGCGAAATTTTTCATCTAGGTCCAGATACGATTTCTTCTCCGGTTGTGTTAACACTACAGAAGTATTGACCATATCAAATGGGGGAACAAGTCCATCTTTATGCGCAGACTTGAAGTTGTACTCATAAACAATCCTGCCAATTCCATCGACCTCACATTCATCTATGGTTGCCGACAGCCCCAAAGTCATATCAAAAGGGAACTGCCTTAGCCTGCTGAACACCGTACCATACAAATAATGGTGACATTCATCAGCAATAAGGAGACTTTGAGACGTACCTTTTGCAGGAAACAGTTTTTTTAAACGTCTTGCGTGGTTGTTAACCAGTGAATTAACGACAGCCACAATAGCCACCGTCGAAGGGGATGCGAAATCATCATCGTGTCCATCACCTATCAGCCCGACATGTCGCCGTGGAAAAGCTTTTTCGATCTTGCTTTCCCATTGCAGCATAATGGGAATGGTTGGTACTACAATCAAGGGTAATACACGATACGCTGATGTCTGCGTATTTTTTATTGCCTTGATTCCGACATGTGTTTTGCCTGTCCCTGTAACCGCCTCAATAATTCCCCTGCGCCCTGCTTCTTCCCATGCGCCAAGAGCTTTCTCTTGCCATTGGTAATTTACTGAATCACTGCGAATGACATTAACCTTCGTTTGCTTTACATTGCGGCGATCACATGTTTTGCCCGGTTCTTTGGAGAATTTATGATTCAGCGTCACAAACTCTGGATCACTCAATTTGCAAAGCAAATCCCAACTGTCACTAAATGTCCTGTCGATCCACCCATCCAAGCCTGGAACATCCAACTTTTCGAGATCACGGGTTGGCATATGTATTGCCAATGCTAAATTACTACTTGAAAGGCTTTCCGTGGACTGATCCATAAACACTTTTAATATGGCTCGTTCTTGATCAGTTAGTTCATGTATTGATTTGCGAAGACTGGACGGCATTTAATGTTTCTCAGATAGTTTGGCTTGAAAACTCTACAACTGGCATCGCGTATCCACACACAATTTCAGAACAAAATTACGAATGCCCCTTAAGGTTAGGGCATCGGCGTTTAATGTGGCTTTTTAGACGTGCTTTCGACTTCATCTGAGCACCACAATGGGGACAGACGACCCATTGAATATCCTCATCAGGCTTCGTTGATTGAACATGAACCTTACTTTGATTCTTATGTGTTTTTTTCGATTTCTTTGACTTGGGAAGTGTAACTAAAAGAACCGCACCATCCTGCACGCGGACTTCTGTTCGTGGACAATTAGTGAATCGATGCTTTTTAAGTTGATCCTTTGGAACCATCTGGCGACAAGCCGGACATTGTACTTTTGATTTTGTGCTTGCTTTTGGTGCTGTATTTATCACGCGCTTGGCAGACCCAGCATTTTTACTGACCTTGTTGTTTGATGCTTTTTGAGCCTTGGCTTTGCGCCGCTGTTCCTCAAGGTTGCGAATCAAATGCTCTTGACCAGGCGATTTGTCTTCGTCGATCACCTTTTGTGCATGGTATTCAGTCCAAAGACGAATAATTTCACCATTGAAACCTCTGGATACAAGCAACCTTGTTTGCTGGAGAGTGGGGTGTGTGCCTGTGTATTTTTGGCCACGAGTGGCCGCAGCCTTTTCTTCGGGACCAACAATCGTATCCGCACCATTATCTTTGTAGAGTTGCCTATTGGATTTGCCAACGGCAAAGGTATTGATTGAACCAGGCTTTTTGCCTTTCAAAAACTTGACCGAATGCCCCATCTAATCCCCCTTTGGATTTACATCTGCCCATCAAATCGATCAACTGCTCTTTTAAACACAATGAAAATTCCAATGCCGATGAGTGTCACCACCGGATTGTTAAGCACAAACCGAATCAATGCAGAAAGAATGTCAGAACTAGCAATCGCGTAAACCATGATTTTCTATTTTCCCAGAATGCATGGCACAGAAATGCTCTCCCGGAGCGAATAGCAATTATAGTCAAAAACATACAGCCATTAAAGATAATTATTGTGATCAAATCCCCCACGGCTGCTGCGGCAGCCCTGTTCCTGGATGAAAGACAGCAAAGCTCAACCCACCATTAAAATTGTCCCGGTGATCGTGAATGCCGCGCCCTGGAATCCAGCCACCATCATAAGGGCCGGTGTGGCCGTGTTGGTTGTAACCTTCTGAAGCGGTCATTGGCACAGGGAGATCATCGCCAGTTGCAGCATTCCACATACGGATGGCTTGGGCGTCGTTCCATGCGATCTCACCGTGACTGGCGTCATGGAAGTGCAGCAGGACGTTGTGAATCATCCATTGACGCTGCTGGTCATCATCAATGCCTGCGGCCAGGAATCGTGCTTGCATCAGGGCGGAGTTTCGCTGCTGGTCGTTGATGGGTTGACCGAAGCCTGCCCAGATGAAGGCATAGAGGGGTTGGGTAATATCGCTGTCATCGGTTGGTTTTTCGTAGCCTATGAACTGGCAGTAAATCACTTCACCGATTTTGATATCGCGTCGGCCATTGACGGCAAAGGCATTGTCTGTGCCAGTGCCCAGATCGGGGAGATCGGTAAAGCCCCCGGAACCCCCGGAGCCATCGGGCACGGCACGCACCCATGAGAAGCGATTGAGTTGAGGATTGTGTGCGGTGATTCGCGCCCAGAAGCTGGCCTCTGTTGGCGCGGGGCTGGTGCGGTCTACACCTTTGATTTGCAGTGGCGATTGTTCCACACGTTTGACGGCAGCGGCGATGCGTTTGGCGCCTTCGGATGTGAATGCATAAGCGGTGTTCATGGTGTTTCTCACTTTCTTGATCAGGTGAAGTCCAGAGCGGACCAGTCTTTTTCTGTGTAGGGTTGAACCTGCCCCTGTGCAGGTGGATCATCGGGATTGGGTTTCTTGCGACCGTGACCATCCAACGGCCAGGGATTCTTGATAGGCATGCCGGTGGTGCCATCGACGATTGGGCGCAGCACTTTGGCCACATCCTCGTCATCGGGGTTGGGATCGATTAACTCATTGAATCCCGTATCCAGCACGGTGATCTTCCAGCCATCGCGGCGGACCTTGATGGAATAGGACACGCGATAGAAGGTGTAACCGTTCTCGGTGGTCTTGGTCGCGGTGATGGGGCTGAGCTTCAGGACACCGGGGGCAAAGCTGGTGCCGTCAATGGTGACGATGTTGCTGTTGATGGTGTGGCTGTAGCTTTCAGCAAACCATGCGTTGTGGGTTTCTTCGTTGCGGGTGATGCTGATCGTCAGTTCGCTGGTTTCCCGGTCAAGGAGGGTTTGGAATGGTTCACCAGCTGAGTTGGCAACCGCATTGCCATTGGCATCACGAAAAAAAGTTTCGGTGCTTTCGGTTGAACCCCAGACGATTTCAGCAGGACGCAGCAACGGGTTTTCGGCCTGGGCCTGCTTGTCCTGTGCAGTGGAGTATTCAACGGTGACCATGAATAGCAGGTCATGCTGGTTGTAGGGTTCGCCATCAATCGAGATCACTTTGGCGGTCGTGTGTTTGGGGTGATCATCACCCAGCGATGGAATGGCAGTCGTGCCGTCGTTACCGCTGATCGCCACGGCAGTGCCATCGACGCGTTCATCACATTGGACAAGGAACACGCGCGTGTGCGTGATCTCGCCGGGCTTCTTGCCACTGCGGCGATTCTCGAATTTTTCCTTGACGCTGATGACGGCCATGCTGCACCTCAAAAACTGGTGATGTTGATACCGGCTTGTCGGTCGGTGGATTTACGTAGTGCTTCCAGGTGACGATTGGTTGTCTGCTGTTCGAGTAACTGCTTGCGGAAGATCACGCCCATCTTGGCAAAGCCAGCGGGTTGATCGACGCTGACGCGTTCCTTGACGCTGCTGGTGGATTTCACGGAAAGGTTGTCGGGCATAGTGGGGATTGATGCCACGGCAATGGCATCCAGTTGCTTGCGGGTGTCGGTGATGGCCGAGGCATACTGCTGCCAGGCGGTTGTGCCGGTGCTGACCGTGGATGTAATGTCGTTTAACGTGTTCTGGGATTGGGTGACGTTACCCAAGTCCGGTATCTGCGGCACAGTGGGCGACACAGGCGATCCGGCGACGGTGGTTGGCGACACGGTTGGTGTGATTGACAACTCCGCACGTGCCAACTGGGCTTGCCTACGGGTTTCGTAAAGGAATTGATCGGTTGCGGCATTGCCCATGGCTAATGTGTTGGGCTTGTCGGTCTGGTTGATGTTTTCCAGTTCCGAACGGGCCTGACGAATCGCCCTGCCATAAGTATTCCAATCAATCGCTCCAGCGTTGAGCAGGTCAGACAACTGCCCCACGGTCGACTCATATTGCTCCATCGGTGTGCGGGTGGACTCGAACAATTGCTTGCCCTTGTCCATCAACTGCTGATGGGTCTTCTGGGTTTCATTGAGTTGGGTCAGACGAGCTTGCAGCGTGGCATACTCAGCCAATTGTTCCTTGCTGGCACCGGCATCGCGCAGTGCGTTGAGTTTGTGTGTCGCATCGTCCAACCCGAAGTTCTGCACCTCAATTCGCAACTGCGTGACGGCATCGCCTATCTGCAACTGAGCCAACTGGGCATGAAGTTCCTTAACCTTGGTGATCTGGTCGTCGGTCGCTTTCATATCAATGAGGTCGGCAACTTGTTTGGCATTGTCGGTCATGCCGAACTGGGCGACCTGCTTCTGTAGCTGGGCGATGGTGTCGGTCACATGCTTGGCATTGCTCAGCTGCATCTGCATGTTGGCGGCGGCATCGGCAGCGTCTGCCATGTCATCTGCCAACTGTCGCACAGGGGTGTTGACCTGCTGAGCCTTGGTCTGCATATCAGCCAGTGCAGCCTTGGCCACGTTCAGGTCATCGGAGAACTGCTTGACCTTGGCAGTATCCAGTCGGGATTGTGCTGCGATGGTTTGTTGGCCCTGTGATTGATTGAACCGATCCTGTGCGTCACGTGCCTTTTTCATCGCATCGACACGGGATTCCATCGCCTGAACCAATTCCAGTTGCGCTGCCAGGCGATCCGCATCGGTCTTGGTTGAATTCAGGGATTGCTGGGCATCTGTCACGCGCTTGCTGGCTTTGCCCAATTCGACCTGTGCCTGTTTCAATCGACCGGCATGATCCGTCCAGACACCCAGGTCATCAGCAATGCGGAGAATCTGTTCACCAAAGGAAGTTCCTTCGGCCCGGGCGCGAATGAATGCCACGGTCACCACAGCAATCCCCGCTGCTACCGCACCGATCAATGTCGCATTCAGGGCTGCTGATGCTGCGGCAACACCCAAAGTCGCCACCTTGGTGATGGCCATTGTGGCATTGAGCCCGGCCACGGCAGCAGAGACGGCAGTGATCCCCGCGCCAACCTGCGGCAGGATGACAATGGCAGCGGTGAATGCTGCACCACCCAATGCCAAGGTTTGAAGCAGACGACCATGCTCCTCGATGAATCGGGGCAATTCATTGGTCAAGTAACTAAATGCGTTGGCCAACCCCTCCACGGCAGGTCTTAATGAACCTTCCATCTGCTCGAAGACCGCGATGCCGAATCCCTCCATTGCCGATCCCAGACGAATGAACGCGCCACGGAGGGTGTTACCTTGAATGGCCGCGATCTTCTCTGCTGCACCACCAGATGATTCCAGGCGTGTCTGGTAACGACGCAGCTCATCGCCACCTGTTGAGAGCAGCGCGGTGAACGAGGCCACGGCTTCAGCGGGAAAGATTTTGATCAGTTCACTGGTTCGGGCTGTGTCATTCATCCCGGCCAGTTTGCGGTTAAATTCATCCACCAGATCAGGCAGGGATTTGAGATTACCTTCCATGTCCAGCAATTCAATTCCCAGATCACGCGCAGCCTGCACAGCAACCGGCCCGGTGTCAGTGTCGGAGATCCCCGAAGCAACTTTTTGCAGGCGGATCAATACCTGCCGCAGACTTGTACCAGCTTGACCACCGCGAATGGATTGATTGGCCAGGGCCTGCAACGCAGCGGTTGTTTCGGTCAGACTCTTGCCACTGGCTCGTGCGACAGGGCCAACGTACTTGAACGCATCACCCAACTCATTGAGGTTCGTCGCGGCCTTGGTAAAGCCCACGGTCAACACGTCGGCAACCTGACCCGTCTTGCTGGCTTCGAGTCCAAACGAACGCAGAATACCTGCTGAGATACCTGCCGCCTGACCAATACTAACCTGCCCGGCCAATGCCAGATTCAAGGTCGGACCCAATGCGTCGAGGGTTTCCTTGACCTGAAAACCTGCCATTGAAAACTCGCTGATGGCTTCTGCCGCTTGTGAGGCAGAGAACGCGGTGGTTGAACCGAGCAACTTGGCTTCCTGACTCAATGCCGCGAACTCTGATGCGGTCGCACCGGACAAGGCCTTGGCTCTTGCCATCTCCTGCTCAAAGTTCACCCCGGCATCAATGGCAGCTTTCAGACCCGATGCCAATGACAAACCAGCACCGACACCAGCCAGAGACATGGCCAGCCCTCGCAGTTCGCCAAGCATGCCGACGATGCTGCCACGCACACGGGTCATGCTCGCGGTCATACGCACCGACATGCCGTTGGCAGCTTTGGTCGCAGCATTCACACCCTTGCGAAAATCCGACAACGGGCGATTGGCCTGGCGGAGTCCTTTGGTGAACTCCGTCGAGGTCGCAGTCAATTGCACATTGAGAGTTGCTATGGCGGGCATGAATCACCTCACCTTTTGGCGTGTCCACCCAACAGGGCCATCACGCGCGACACTTTGGTCTTGATACTTTCGGGGGTGTGCTGTGTTCGTGCCTGCCGCGCAGCACGTTTGTAATCCGGCATGAAATCACTGGGGGTGAACTTAGGCTTGGCTGCATGCACATTGGCCAACGTCGCTGCAATGGTTCCTGCTTGAGCGTCACTGCGCATCGGGCCGATGGGATCGATACGGTTCTTGGCCATCCAATGGACGAACTCCGCATAACGCATCGTGCGGCGCAACTCGGCAACCGTGCGACCCAAGGCAAGTGCCAGCGTGAACTCAAAGTCCAGCCCCGGGTCGCTGATTAGTTTCCCTCAGCGGTGTCCACAGCGTTGGCGGTAAATCCGTTGACCTTGTTGGCCGCTGCAATGATGCGATTGATGGCCTTGAAACTGCGTTTGCGCAAGGCTTGGGCTTCGTCACGCGTAAAGAGCAACGTGCCGTTTTCATCGCAGGTCACACGGATGAACAGTTCGATGGGATCATCGCCGTTGGCAGTCAGTGTCTGTTGCAGATCGCGTGCATCATCAATGCTCAGCACGCGCACAAAAACACTGCCACCCCATTCCGGCACGTCGACTTCGGAAACTTCCAGATCGGATGCGTTGAGAATTTGATCTTTGCTTAGCATCGTCAACTCCATTCATAAAAACAGGCCCCGGCCCGGAACAGGTACCAAACCGGGGCCCCGAGGAGTAGGATCAATAGGAACAATCAGGCAAGCACGGGTTTGCCTGAGACTTTGACGGTGACCGTATTGGTCACAACACCTTCGCGTTCGGTTTCATGGCCGAAGGCTTTGATGTAGCCCGACCATGTCCAGCCGGTGCCATCCTGAAACTGAATACCGAAGTCCTGCGTCAGGCCGATCTGGGCATACAGCGCGTTGGCTTCGGTGGTCATTTGAAGGGTAATTTCAACTTCACCGCCATCCAGCCAACCGGCCACGTATTCCTTGGCCTGATCGGGACTGTCCATGTTGGAGATGTCGATGTCATCCACGCGCACATTGGGCGGCGTGACATCCACAACCTGTGCGACGATGATGTTGTTAACGAGGAACTTGGTGCTGTGTCCGAATGTAATGCTCATGTTCTGTTTCCTTTATGTTGTCAGACACTGATATTGGCCATGTAATCACAACTGATTCGATATGCGGTCGGCTCGCTCATGCCCTCGGGAATCGTGGGCGGCATGTCCCGACTGCTGTCATGTTCAAAGTAGTAACGCTGGTTTTCATATTCACCGTCGCAGTGATCCAGCACACTGCGGACTGTGTTTGCCAGTTCTCTAGCCTGGCGATACGTCGGGGCATAACAATCTACCTGCAACCGTGATCGCTCCCATCCCCCGCCCCCGGAACCCTCGGAGGATGCAAACGTATGAGCAGACACATCGCTGATGGTTTGCAGGATCAAGCGAGGCTGTTGTTCGTTCTGTGGCCCCACCTGCCAGTAAATCCGATCCGCGACAAGGCTGCTCACATTCGCATTGGTTGCCAGAATGGTGCGGAGAATCGGTTCAATCATGAGCTGCCTCCTGCAAGTTTCTTGGCTTCCTTCTCGATTTCCGGCCCCATCTTCGCTGCCATCACTTTGGCGGCTTCGTCATACTGCTCATCAAATGCTGGTCGCAGAAAAGGTTCCGCAGCACTGTGTTCGGTGCCCAGTTCCACCAGGTGGGCATAGTTGGCAGGCACTCGTTTTTCGCCGTTGTATTCCCCTTGCACATCACGGCGTGGGCCAATGATGGCGGTGATGCTGCCAGTGGTTTTGCCGGTGGCGACCTTCTTGCCAATGGATTGTTTGAGCAGGTCCGATTCACTTGGAGCCTTGAGCTTGGCGGCTTTGACTATCGGGTTGGCGGCGGCGTTCATCGCCTTTCGCGTCACCTTACGCTGCACCTTGCCGGGTAACGTCTTGAGCATGTGCTGTAATTCAGCCAGTCCTTTGATGTTGTCTGTGTTGCTCATGCTGTTACCTCTGCTGTCTGCTGGGCAAGGATTTCAAGTTCACGGTGACGACCCGCTACATCGATGACTGCTTTGATGTCCAGAATCTGTTGTTTCCAACGGATGCGATGCTGCGAATTGATCGACGGATTAAATCGCAACCGTAGACGGTAATCCGCTTCCGTCTGAATACTGCCAGCCTGCAAACGTTCACGTGCTGAGAGGGGATACACCGCTGCCGACACCATGCAGACATCCTCCCATTGGGCCGCATCTGACTCGCCCCAGGCCAGTGACGCGACGCCAGCGACGCGACGTTGCAACGTGATCCGTTCTCGCAGTTCGCCTGCTCTCATGACACCAACACTCCACGCAATTGAAGAATCAATGAACCCACGGCCAATGGTGCCGATGTCGGTTTGGCATTGATCAACACCGCTTCGCGGGTTTCATACCAATGGCCCACCAACAGACGCACGATGTGTCGAGCTCGTTCGGGAATATCTTCCGGGGCTACCGCGTACAGATTTATGTCCAAAGCGTCATTGGTGAACTCCACCGCCGACGCACGCAGGTCAGCCAGATATTGATCCTCCGTATCGGTATCGATGCGAAGGTGATGTTTCAGATCATCGAGAGAAACAACTTCATTCATGACGCACCTCACAATCACAGGTAAAAGAAGCGGGCGGGGCTACACATACCCCACCCGCCATCCGAGGAGAAACTTATTCCGTATCAACAGCCAGTAATTTGATGGCCTTCTTGTCTGTCAGGCCTGCACCGGCATTGGCAAAGCCATCGAAGACCACTTGGTCTTTGTTCTGCTGAGTAAACGGATCACGCTTGATGCGAACGCCACCGGCATTCTTGATCCAGAACGATGCAAACTTGCCAAAGGCGATGGGCTTCTTGCCTGCGGCAAATACCGGGAAATCATCATTGACGATGACCGGCTTCCCCAACAGCCGATCCGGTGTTGTGTCATTGGGAGCGGGCACAAAGATCGGGCGGTCTTCGCCATCCTTGACCTTGCGCAGTTCAGCCAACGTCGAATCAGCCATCATCCAGCCCACCGACGGTTGTGTGCGATAGGCCTGCGGTACCGAGTGCATCAAATCAATCAGATCGTCGTAACCAATCGTTCCGCTGGCACTGACGGTCACACCCGTGTCCGCTTCATTAAGCAGACCGGCGGGTGCTTCAAATGTCGTGGGTGTAAAGGTGTCATCACCCGATGTGAATGCGCGCTGTTCGGCCAGGGCGATGCGCTCAGCCAGCAGGTTGTACAGGATCGGTTCCAAGCTGCCCTGCGACAACATCTGCTCACTGACCGGGATACTCTTGGAATCAAAACGTCGATCCAGTAAATTGGCACGGTCAAACACCGGCTCGCCTGTACCTGCTGCATTGTTTTCACCGGCAGAGCCGCCAGCATTGGCTTCATCCAGAAGCAGGGGGACATCGTATGGGCCGGAATTGCTTACATTGATTTCTGTCGCACCGGCGCGGCGGAAAGCATCGTAACTGCGCAGTTGCGTCAGAATATTTTGATGCACCACCTTGGGCACCGCGTAACCGCCAGATGTGTCTGGTGTCGTGGCAAGGGCTCGCAGTTCTGTTGATTCGCCAGTACGAATCCAGCTTTCAAACGCGGTAACGGCACGCTGTTCATTGTCTGCCTGTGGCGCGGCGGTGCCTTCAGGTGTTTCAGTCGGATCACCTTTACCCAGATCACGGCGCTCCGGCAATGCGTTGGTCGCAT